AGAAAAGTAATGAGTAAAGAAATGGTAAATGGACCAGCTCACTATGGTGGAGTTGATAATCCATATGAAGTAATTAAAGTTTGCGAAGCTTGGGGATTAGATTTGGATGCATATCTTTTCAATGTAATAAAGTACGTAGCAAGAGCAGGTAAGAAAGACGATACCAAAGAACTTGAAGACTTGAAGAAAGCTGCTTTCTATTTAGATAGAAAAATTAAAAACTTAGAGAAATGATATATTGGTTAACAGGACAACCCGGTGCTGGAAAAACAACATTAGCCACTTGGATACAATCAATCTTTCCAAATAAATCGATGATTGTAGATGGTGATGACCTTCGTGAAATTTTTATTAATAAAGATTATAGTGAAGAAGGTAGACGTAAGAATATTGAAAAGGCTCAGATACTTGCCAAGTTTTTACATCATAAAGGATATACGGTGATAGTATCGTTGGTTTCACCATTCAGAGACCAAAGAGAAGAATTTAAAGTTGAGATGGGTGATGACTTGGTTGAGATTTATGTTCACACTAATGATATCAGAGGTAGGGAAAAATTTCACGTAAACTATGAAGAACCGTTAACTTTCTTTATTGATTGTGATACCACAGATAGTAGTGAATATAAAACATTCTTAGAATTAAGAACAAAATTAAAAATATAATGAAAAAAATTCACGTAGAAGGAGACCCAAAACTTAAAAACACAGGAGGGAAACAATATTCAATGGTTGTGGGAAGATTTCAACCATTTCACGATGGTCATAAATGGTTAGTCAACCAATGTATTAAGGAAGGAAAAAACGTTTTAATTTGCATCAGAGATGTAAAACCTGATGAAAAAAATCCATTCTTTGCTCACGAAGTTCATTCGAATATTCTGAAAGAACTTTGGCAATTGATAGGTCAAGAAAGGGTTAAAGTTATGGTTATACCTGACATCGAATCAGTAAACTTTGGTAGAGGAGTTGGTTATGATATCATTGAACATATACCACCAACAGAAGTAAGTGAGATATCGGCAACTAAAATTAGAGAACAATTAAAACAAGAAGGTAAATTATAAATAAAAAAATTATTGGCATATGATAGACATTTCATTATCTAAAAAATTATCATTTACGTTCCAAAGTGCTTATCCATACCCACACATTGTAATTGACAACTTCATTCAAGATTCATTACTCGGTAAAAGTTCAGATGAGATGAATTCGTTTGAGTATTTCGGGTTTGATGGGACAACATACTCAGCTGAGCACCAAGTTAACAAATTTTTCACACCGTGGTGTGAAAATAATATTAAAGATGTGATGTATGCTGCACCGGCAACATATAAGCTTATGACTTATTTTAATTCACCTGAATTTATTAGTTATATTGAAGAATTAAGTGGTATTAAAAATTTAATACCTGACAATTCGTTTTACGGTGGGGCAGTTCATAAATTAACTAATGGTGGTAAGTTAGATATTCATGCAGATTACACTTTACATCCTATAAATCAAACATATCGAAGATTGACTATGTTGATTTATATGAATAAGGATTGGAATAAAAGTTGGGGTAGTGACCTTGAACTTTGGAATACTAATATGACTAAATGTGTTAAAAAAATTGAACCAATCTTCAATAGAATGGTGTTATTTAACGTTGCGCACAATACGTTCCACGGTCATCCTCACCCATTAAATTGTCCAGATTCAGTAAACAGATTGTCCTATTCAATTTGTTATTTTACAAAAGATAAATCAAAAGATTATACGGAAGATTATTTAGGTGCGTATTGGCAAGAATTACCAAAAAATAGTAAATAAAAAATAAATTAAGTTATGATAGAAGATTACGTAGGGAAAGTTATTAATGGGGATTGTATTGAAGTGATGGCGAAGATGCCAGAATCTTCTGTGGATTTAATTGTTACTTCGCCACCTTATGGTGTTGGAATTGCATACGACACATTTAACGATGATATAGAATTTGAACAGTACAAATTATTCAGTGCTAGCTGGTTAAGAGAAGCTTATAGAGTATTAAAAGATGATGGTAGAATTGCTTTGAATATTCCTTATGAAATTAATAGACAAGACAAAGGTGGAAGAATATTGATGGTATCTGAACTTTGGCAAGTGATGAAGAGTATTGGTTATAAGTTTTATGGTATTGTTGATTTGGAAGAAGATTCTCCACATAGAAGTAAGACTACTGCGTGGGGTTCTTGGATGTCACCATCAGCTCCTTACATTTATAACCCAAAAGAATGTGTGTTGTTGGCGTATAAGAAGACTCACATAAAAAAGATTAAGGGTGAACCTGAATGGGTTGGTGAGGTTATGGACATTGAACAGGAGGATGGGACAACAAAAAAGAAAACAGTATATCAAGACGAACATAAGAAGGAATTTATGGAGTTAGTATACGGACAATGGGATTACTTTGCTGATACAAAACAAATGACTAAAGCAACATTCTCAATGGATATTCCGATGAAGGCTATTAAAATTCTAACATATCGTAACGATATTGTTCTTGACCCATTTACAGGTTCTGGCACAAGTTTATGTGCTGCTGAGATTGGTGGACGTAGGTGGATAGGTATTGAATTGAGTGAAAATTATTCTAAAGTTGCGAGAGAAAGAGTTCAACACTTCATTGATAAAAAGAAACAAACTAAATTAGATTTATAATTAAAGGGTCGTTATGACCCTTTTTTTATTTATGGGATATTTATAGGATATTATAAGTAAAAATGGCGGATATTATTATAAACAAAAAGCAATTAAATTTAATCAAGGAACAACAAGTACTTAATGAGTCGTTGTTCAGTATTGAAAATGTATTAATGGCTGCGGGATTTATACCTGTTATTGGTGAATTGGCAGATATCGCTTTAATATGTTATTATCTTTATAAAGGTGAAAAATTATATGCGGCATTAATGTTGATTGCTCTTATACCAACAGTTGGAGACTTTATTGTCAAACCAGTTATAAAATTATTTCAAGGTACTAGACGAGGAGCGACTGCATTAAAAACAGGTGGTGTTAAATTAACAGAATACTTAGCTAAAAATCCTGACGCTGCGGCTAAATTCTCTAAATTGGGAAAATATGTAAAAACGCCCGCTGTTGAAAAAACAGTAGAGGGTATTACAAAGGTAAACTCAAAATTAGGTTCAAGATTAAAATCAGGATTGAGTGAGATAAGTGGAGGAAGTGTTATTGCTGGAACCAAAGCAGCGGCAAAAGAAGTTGCGGTTGGTGGTAAATTTGGTAAAGGACTCAAGGACTATTTCCAAGGGGAAAGAATGACAAACTACTTTATTAAACATGGGGTTGTACCTGAGAAGGGAATTAAAAGATGGTGGATGAATGTGCAAGCAGGTGGTGATAGAAGAGCTGCGTTTAGAAAATTTATTGCAACTAATAATTTATTGGCTTACTTCGGAATTCCTTCTTTAACAACATTCGAAAAAAAGATGTCTGAAGATGCTGAATTTAGAAAAAAAGTTGCTGACGACCCTAAAACCAGTGATTACATTGCTCAGAATTTTAATGAAGACTCTAAAAAATCATCAGAGTCATCTAACAACACAGAACAACCCACACAAACAACATCAAATAAAGACAATAATCCATTAGTTGGATTAATTGGTGGTCTATTTAATAATCAATTAGGTAAAACTGCTTTAGCAGCAATTTAAAAAAAATATATGAAAGAAGAATTAATAAAAAAATTAGTACAAATCCAACTTCAATGGAAGTTTTTACACTGGCAAACTTTTGGTGATGCCAAACACAGAACCTACGGACAAATTTATGATGGATTAGGAGACCTTATTGATACGTTTACCGAAACTATGATGGGTAAATATGGTAGACCTGAGTTTGACCCTGAATTTGCATTAATGTTTCAAGATATTTCATCGTTGAGTATTCAAAAGTTTATGGATGGTATAACAGAATTTTTAGTTGGAATGACTGACCAATTAGATGGAAGATACGACACTGACCTATTAAATATTAGAGATGAAATGTTAGGTTTAATAAATCAATCAAAATACTTACTAACTTTAAAATACTAATATGGGAAAAAAAATTATAAGATTAACTGAAGATGATTTAGCTAAAGTAATCAAAAAGGTAATTACAGAACAAAGTGAAGAAAAAAATATGACGAGAGCTGTTCAGAAGTTTTTGAATAAAACAATGAGAGCTGGACTAGTTGAAGATGGTAAGACAGGACGTAATTCGGCAACAGAAGCTGCTATTTCAAAATATCAATCAAAAATTGGTGTATATCCTTCAGATGGTAGGTGGGGTGAAAATACGTGGAATAAGATGCCAGAACAAGATAGAAAATTATTGAAAGACCTTATCGCTAAAGAAGGTGGACCAGTAGATACGTTTTTAAATTGGTTAGGAGTTTAATGAAAAAAATAATATCAGAATCAGGAATAAGAGACATTTCAGCTTTGAGGAAGAGATATCCCAAAGCTGAAATTTATTTTCACCAAGACTTAGACGGTGTTACGACCGCTATTGCAATGAAGAAATATCTTGAAGATAATGGTATTAAGGTTATTGATTCTCACATAATTCAATATGGAGATAAAGAGTTTTCGGTTAAAAAGAATGATGCAAAAGGAGATGTGATGCCGGTTTTAGTTGATTTTGCTCATGGTAAACCAATGTTCAAAATTCATACTGACCACCACGATAGACAAGTCGGTGCGGATAAAGAAACATCAAAGTCATTTAGACAAGCTCGTTCAAATGTTGAGACAATATCTCAAATTGTTTCTCCCAAAGATTTATTTCCAAGTGCCGATATATTACTAATTAATACCGTGGATTCTGCGGATTTTGCTCGTCAGGACATTACACCTGAAGACGTTGTTAACTACCTGTATAGATTTGATAAGGAGAAACCACTACAAAGAAACAAATTGTTATTAGGGTTTGTAATCAACAAACTATTATTAGCTTTTAAAAATAAGCCAGGGTTTTTGGAAGGATTAGTTATGGATTCTGAACCATCATTGATGTCGATTCTTGTTAACATTAAAGAATGGATGAAACGTACAAACGCAGTCAATCCTGAAGAATTACAACAGAATGCCAAAGATTATATGAAATCAATGGAAGGTGTTCCAAAGGTTGAAGATAGTATAATATCACAGTATGGTGGTGGGTCAATGTTTAAGCCAGGTTCTTATGACCGTTACACACCATTTAAGAACAATCCTGAGGCTGACTTTTTGATTATGTCTTGGCCTATGGGATTGGTACAAGCGTCTTGTAATC